CAAGGTTGGTAATCTTGACGTAGCCGATCAGCTCGTAAGCTTCCACGCCGGGCCAACCATAAACACCTTCGGTGTTGTAAGAGGACAGGCGGTTGATTTGGTTACCGGGTTGCAGGATTGCACCGGCTTCTTCTTTGTAGGCAGCCATTAGTTAAGTACCTCCTTTATCACTCAACGATGGTAAAGGCAGTGGTCACGAAGTCCTTATTCAGGTTCGCGAAACCGGCGTACAGCTGCCAAATCAGGATGATGAAGCGGCTGAAATCGTCGTTGTTGTTGATCAGCACCTGAGCGTTCGGACCGCCGATACCGACGCCGACAGCTTGAGGACCGAAGAACAAACCAGCAGGGGTGGTGCGGGTTGCAGCACCGCCGCCACTGCCGATGTCGACGGAGATGCTCTTTTCGGGGAAGTTGGTGGACTCGAAGAAACGCACACCTTCAAACACAAAGCCGGAAGGCATGACAGGTTCACCAGCCACGAACTGAGCTTGGCCAAACTGACCCCCGCCATAAATGGCGGCGTTGGGGGCCATCATTCCCATCAGGGGATTAGGCTGACCCATGCCGGGGTAACGGGCCACTTCGCGGAAGCCCTGGTCAGCACGCAGGTCCTTCATGAAGGAAGGATCAGCGATACAACGGTAGTAGCCGTCAGCAAACACAGGAGTGTTACGCTTACGCAGCTGCTTCACAACCTCAAGAAGGTCAGTCTTGACGTTGAACTTGAACCGCTCAGAGGCGTACTCAGTAGCGGTGTAGTTGTTGAGGCTGCTTGAGGAGGCCTTGGTCTTACCGTTGGGGTAGTAATAACCACCCTGGCTATCAGAAGCAGCACCGCGAGACTCAGCTTTGAACAGCTCGTCCAGGAACACACGGTCGCGCCAGCGGCGATAGTCGTCCAGGAGGGTCAGCGAACCGATGGACTGGTGGAACATGTTAAGGTTCCCGGTGTCCAGCAGCAGACGCTGAGCGGTCATCAGAGTCTCACGAGCGATCTTGAAGGTGCTCGGGAGGGTGGTGTTGTTCGGGTCTGCAGGTCCAGTGTACTCACGCAGAGACACCAGCACCTTGTCCTTCACGATAGACCGGCTGTTAGCAGTACCGATGGTTTGATCCTGGGTACGCTCGCGGCTGGTCTTCGTTCCGGGGTTACCCCAGAAACGATAGCGGTCGAGTTGAACGGTTTGGCCCGGCTGTTTGGTGAAGTCGTGGACTACGACAGGCTCGCAAGCCATTTCCACGATATAAGCTGGATGGGGGCGGTACAGCTCCGCACCCAACAGCTTGGGAAAATCGTTATCAATAAACATGTTGGTTTCTCAGCGTAGGGTAAGCTGATACCTGAGACAACAAGTCTCAAACTCAACAGACAAAGCTGTTAACTCTGGAACTTATGTTCCATTGAAAAAATTATAGCAGTGGTTTATCAATCCGGATTATTAAGCTTCCGGGTTTACCATCTGACCAAAGTTGTACCCACCAACCATGTTGCCGGGAGAATAGGCCATCGGTGCCATGTAGCCTAGTTCACGATATGGGTTGATGTAGCCATCTGCTGGCTGCATGTCGACCATTTCAGCTTGGATCTCAGGATCAAGGAGCTGTGCCTGCGCCATCTGCAGCGCTGCTTCTAGCTCAGAAGTACGTGCTCCAGCCTGCTGTTTACGTGTTTTAGCCTTTTTTACAGCTTTTTTAGCATCGCCTTTTTTCATCACTTTTTACCTCCTTTGGAGTTATTGACAGGTGGCAGACCTAACGGCAACATGCCGGTCTGTGGGATTCCCTGCAGCATCAAATACTGCTCATTGGTAATGATTCCATTCTGCGTAGCTTCAGCAGCCCTCTGGAGTTGAGGAGAAAGCAGTGCGTTGCGAACTAATGGTGAACCCGGTAAATTCAGTTTAAGATAGGCGCTATCAATGTCACGTGGCATTGCGGGGGCCGGGGCATTTGCGGAGCCTACTACACGTTCTCCGTTCGCACCACGCATCGCTGCATATTGATCAATGTTGCCAGATTGAACTTGGGTGGCCAAGTCTGTAGCGCCAAAAGTGTATAGAGCATCAGATCCAACAGGTCCACCCGCTGTTCCCACATTTACTAGAAACTCTTCCGCCCTCTGTCTAGCGCTACTTTTTCGGGCTGCCATAGTAAAAATCCGCTAAATAAAAAGAGGTAGCATCGCTACCCCTTATTTTACAGTTAGTTATTTTCCCGATAAATGGTGAATACCTGTTTTACAGGTATCAGTCCATAACCAGCATCTTCTGGCGGAACACGTCGGGGTTCTGCTGAGCAGAGTTCAGATAGCGCCAGGCGTTGGAGGGGTCACGATCGGCCAGTGCGCCGAAGTTGTTCCAGAAGGCAGTGGGATCGCCTTGGATCTGGGGCTGAGGAGGAACGGGCATCTGAGGACGCTCGGGAGCGCTAGGACGCTGGTACTGGGTACCTACAGCCTGCATTTGGGGACGACCGTAACCAATCTCCGAATCGGGGATCGGATAAGGACCGTTTTCACCAAAGAACTCACAAGTGTAATCAGCCAGGATGTCCGGATCGATCAGGATGGCCTCGTAAGCACGGTGCTCGTTAGAGAGCTCCTGGAGCAGGCCAATGGCCTCTTGGAGTTGCTCGACTGTAGCGATTAGTTCATCTTCAACGGCACAAGCGTAGTCGTTGAGGAGTGCAGGAGCGTCAGCACCGAAGTGGTCAATGACGTCAAGACTTTCCTCGCTTACTCCGTTGTCCAGAAGCATCTCCTCCGTTATTTCCGGAGAAGTTTGGGAATAGTCGTCGTAGTACTCCTGGTTGCTGTTGATCCCAGGCGAATAAATCCCCGTCTCCCAGTTGTTGTACTGGAGATCCTGTTGGGAAGCGTAGTTGGCCTGGTCGTAATCCTGGCTCTGACTGTACTGTTGACCCTGGAATGGGAATTGGACGGGCGAACTCAGGAGCCCCACCACCCTGTTGAACGCCTCCTTGTAAGGGTTCTCCGCTTGTGGACTCGCCTGGTACGCTTGGGGGTACGACGCTGTAGGGGTTGACTGGTAGGGGTTGACCCCCATCTGGGCCTGCATTTGCGGGGCTGGGGCCACCGCTTGTTGATAAGGCGCCACCCATTGGGACGTCGTTGAAACCGTTGGCGCTTGTGCCGCCGTCTGCGCCACCGGAGCCCCGTAGCTGCTCGGCTGGGTCGGGGATACTTGGGGTGCCGATTGGGTCGGCATTGCGGTATCGGCCTGCATAAGTTACCTCTTTTTGTAGGCTTTCGAGTGTTCGGTAAAGGAAGGGGGTGAGATCTAATCTCGGGTCCGCAGCCATCGGTAAGTTCGGTTGCTGCGGATGTGGTGTTCGCATTTCTTGATTGATTAGATCAATAAATGCGGAGTAGGCCCTCTGTACTTCCCCTACCATTCGGAATGGGAAACCGGAGAGCATTCCCGCGATTTCGTCATCCGTTTTAGAAGGGAATAAATACTTCAGTGCTTCAATGCTATCAACCCCTAACTCCTGCAGGTTCCTTGTGAAGATAGATTGGTTGAGTTTGTCCTGAGCGGTATCTTCATATACAGGCCCCATCCAACGCCATAAAACAGTGCGATCACCGTCTGGCGCCAGGCCTAAAACACCTTCAGGAATCTCACGATTCTCGATGACAGCATCTAAAGCCTTTTGCAGCTTCTTCTCATAAGTAACTAACTGCTTCTCGTACTTAGTTACAGCAGCCTCATCCTCTGTATCTTCAGGGGGAACGGGATACTTGATCCCCGATGCGTACGCCAGCGATTTGCGGAAGATTTGCTCTTCCTGGAAGATCATCAGCTCAAAACAACGGCAAATACCGTATGTGTAGAGCATCAAACATTTCTTTTTGGCTGTAGCACTGACTCGACCGTAAGCTGATTTAATCTCAGTCGCAGTTACGTTGGTAATACTGAGGTCATCAATACCGCCGAGCGCCAAGCGAATCTCGCTGCGTAGTTGTTCGGCATATCGGGCCTGGTCAGTGCTAACCGCGTTAGGTGTGATGAAACCAACACGATCCGTTGGCTCTAGATTGGCGATGACTCGTGGGACTCGCATGCCAGATCCAGGCTTACCGATGTAGCCGGGGGATTGTCGAGTTACGTTGTCCTGCTTAAAGGTCGAGCTGGATAAAAAGAACTCGGATTGGAATCCGGATTGACTCGAGATGCTAGGACGTTGTGCTACATCTGAATCACTGCTTTCGACAATGTCCTGTTTCGGACGAGAAGAAAGTAATGTTGGATTTCCGAAGAACGACAGGTTTGCGCGGATGTTTTTAACCATCTCATCGTGAGCGATGATTTGGTTGGCCATCCAATCAAACTCACCATTTCCGTCGGTGCCGAAAGCATCAGGATTGTTGAAGACCTCAACGCACGGAATAAATTCCATGCTGTTGACAACTGTCTTTTTCTCAAATGCGCCGTACTCCAGTGACGGCGTATCAAAAGAAATTTCTTGTTCGCTGTGGAATTCCTCAATCTCAGTTGCTGTGATACGGAGACGCATATAGCGCTTGTCCGTACTCAAGCCGACACCCTGAAAACCTTTTGTAGATTTGACCTTGTATGGGTAGATGATGATGACCTCTTCTAGGTCACCTTCTGGTGAGTAGTAGGTCCTGTAAGCGTCTTTATCGAACCAGTAAAGTCGGTATGTTTTCTTGGTCGGTCGAATATAAAACAGGCCTTTACCATAGGCCAAAAAGCGATCCCAAATTGAATCCAGGCGGGCGTCTAGTTTGTTGAACTTGATAACCTGCTGGATAAAATCAAATCGCTGAGTGCCTAGATTATCCTGGGAAGGGAAAAATTCAACACCCTGACGCACCCCAAACATCTTCATTTGGGCTAGGTGGGCATTCACCAGCATGGTGTCGGTCTGAT